TACATCTACCTTCGCCTAAGTGAGAAGTTCCATATCCGGCAACTAACTTACATTCTTCACCTGTGCTTTTAGCTTTAGCACCGCAAATCTTTCTATGAGCTTTGTTTCCCATATCACCACCTCTTTTCAATAAAAATTATCGCATTAAAATTATAATTAAATATAAATTCCAAGCAGAAGTACTTATTATCGGAATAATCCCTAAAATTTTAAGTAACCAATTATAATGATACCAGTTTTCTTTTAAATCAATTATTGTTTTTATCATTAAAGAATTGTTAATTACAAGTAATGATATTAACATAAGTAACAATAAATAATACATTTTATCCCTCCTATTTACTTATACAATTCTCCACTACATTTTCCGCAATAAATTTTCCCACTTCTGTTATCATTTCCGCAATCTCGGCAAATAATGTTGTCATCTCCTATAATGTTATATTTCTTCATGTGCCATTAAGTTAATTAATAAAATTGCTATAACAATTATTAATTTATGATACCAATCGATATCAAATTTAGCAATATCATATAAACTTAATATGCTTATTATATAAGTAAAAAATTTAGCAAATATCATCTCACTCCACCTCACTCTATAATGTTATCACTCCTTATATTAATTATTTATAATTTTTATCTTTATTCAGCCTAATGGCTTTAGCTATCTTTTCACCATTAATAGTTACTGAAATATTTAAATCTTTGTATTCTTGTTTTGCTTTGTATTTCCCAGCAAATTCAGCTATAATTTCAACTACATTTTCTTTTTCTCTAAAAGCTATAATTTGATATAAATATTTATTGCTTATATTTACCGCTTCACCAAGATTATAATTGCCTTTATCAGTATAAATTTTAATTTTATTCGGGCAATTAACATAATCTAAATTTGCAATATCATCTCTAATTATTTTTTGCATCTAATCCACCTCACTATAATGTGCCAACCCTAAATCAACTAGCCTGTGCTTGATTATATCGTTATGATAAATCTGCATAATAATCAATTTCTTCCATCTGATTATCAACTTTACAATTAGCAATCCACTTTTCCATATTCTCAAATTGGAATAAATACATAATTGTAGCTTTAAAGTTACCATCAACCTGTCCTGTCATAAAATTATTAGCTGCAATATTATCAATAGCTTGCTTAATCTCATCAACCGAAAAGTCTTCTAGCATATCTCTAATTTTACCTCTACGCTTAGATGTCAACTTTCTAGGTTGGAAGTAATCCTCAACAGCTAATTTGTAATATTCCCATATGTCGAATACCACTTTATTAGCCTGTTTGTTGAAAGCTTCATCATCACCATTAGGTTTTTTATTACTTAGTATAGTTCCATTAGTATTATTACTCGCTGATTGCGTCCGATTCGAATCGCTTGCAGCGTCCGTTTCAAAACGCTTGCTATAAGAGATTTGTGCCTCGTCAGCCCTCACGCCTAGTTTTTTCTCTAATTTAGTAATTTTTCTTGCACCTTTATTGAGTAAATTAACTATTTTATTAACATCTTTAATAGGCTTAAAGTATCTTTTTGGTGGTGCACCTCTCAACTCATATTCAATTAATCCTAATTCAATCAAATTTTCAATAGCATTTTTTTGAGCAGTTTTAGCAAGCCCAGTATCTAATCTCATATTATCAACTGTGTTAAAAAAGTATCCATCATTTGTTAATTGATTTTGTCTTTTAAAATACCTATATTTACCCATTAACTCCGAATACATCATTGCTGTATTGTGATTTGTGGCAAAAACTAAATTCTTATTAACAATTATACTCCCATCGCCTCTTAATAAATCAACAATTGTGTCAAAGTGTTCAATTTGTTTTCTAATAATAGCACTCCCTTTTAAATTATTAGCACTCCTCATTGTGCTTGCCCTTTAAAAAATATATTAGTGGGCACCCGAAAGGGTACGGGGTTCGGGAGCTACCCTAGCCCACTTAAAATTTATTTTAACCTTTCATTAATCACATCAATATATTTTTGTTCTTGCTCTATAAGTATATAGTTTCTATCTAAGTTTTTAGCCGCAACCCCTGTTGTGCCAGAACCTGCTACATTGTCTAATACTAAATCACCTTTGTTAGTGTATGTCTTAATAAGATATTTAAATAAGGCTACTGGCTTTTGAGTGGGATGTTGTTTGTGTTTACTATTCAATTCTTTAGTCCTTGAATTAATATTAATAATATTTATTGGAAACTTTTTATTTTCTTTTCTTTCTTTAACAACACCATCATTGTTACCATATATTTCACTAGAATTGCTTTTTGCTAACGGCCTTAATTTATTTTCATCTCTTTCTCTCATTTGTGGATTATAAGTTGGTTGTTGTTTATAAAAAACACATATATTTTCTACTGCTCTCAAAGGTTGCTTTTGGGCCAACAAAGTTCCGCTGCCAATAATTTTATTCCAAACCCAACTATATTTATAAAACTTTATATTGCTATCAATAAGTTTAGTTGTAAAAGGTTCATTAGCAGTTAATACAATAGCTCCATTATTTTTAATAACTCTCTCATATTGTAGCCACAACTTATCTAAATCTATAACACTATCCCAACTACAAGCTGTTGTGCCGTATGGAAGGTCAGCTAGTATCATATCGACGCTCTTATCCTCAATTCCATTCATTAACTCAAGACATTCACCCTTATTAACTGAATTAATGTCAAGGTGTAGGCTCGGATCATACTTACTAACATAACCTTCATCAGCTAACTTATATTCTCTAATTCTTTGTAAAGTCTTTTGGCCAACTCCTTTAACATTTGCTAGCTCTGATAATTTTATTTTCATTTAACCACCTTTTTAATTATACGGAATACGGATAAGCATAAACTGTCGATCCATCTGGTCTAGGATAAAGCTGTGTAATCATATACCATTTATCGCCACCATCACCACCAACCTTATAACGCATAATACCTTTATCATCACGCTTAATGTCGGTTATTTTGCCACCAGAATAAATACCACCATGCTTTTTAATCTTAACACTTTTACCAATTACTTTTTTCATTTTTATCCCCCTCAATTTGTGTTTCCCTTACCTTCTGATTACATTATATAGTATAAAACACAATAAGTCAAGAATATTTTACAATTAATTTAAATTGGTGACTGACAAGCGGAATTTATCCTCAACTAGTATTCTTGCCAGTCATAAAATTGGCAGTAAAGGTAGGACTCGAACCTACAACCTTCCGGGTAACAGCCGGCTGCTCTACCATTTGAGCTACTCTACTAAAATTAACTTAATACTCCACTCATACCTAGCTTTATTCTTTAATTTTCGCTAAGCTACGACTATCATTTTTAATTTTTAAACTTTTGGCATAAATGAAGTATTAAGTTAACAAGATCTACACAGCTATAGTTGAAGTTTTACTCCCACCAGCTGTAAAAGTTAACGAATAGAGGACACTCGGCAGATATTGAGTGTTACCCCCATTCTCCCACTTATTTTATTAAGCAACACCATCTGCCAAGCGTTGCAAAAGTGGTAACATATATATTATAAGTTCCTTATTACAATATACAAATTGCTATTTATCTCTTGCAGCTTTACAAATTCTTTTTTATTTAATTTTCTCAATGTATAATTGATAGCATTTGTTGTCGTTAACATATTTCCATTCTCATCTTCATAATTAATTGGAACAAATTCTATTTCTTCACAAATCATCTAATACCCAACTTCTTATCCAGCATCAACTGGTCAATTTCTTCTACTTTTATATCCTTATCTAACATTTCAGCATATAGTATCTCATCAGACTGCCCACTGCTTAAGAAGCCATCATATTGGATAAATACGCAGGTGTCTGCACGCTCAATCATCATATAGCACTCATGCATAATAGCATCTCTCATATCGTCTGTATCGAAGTATGAGAAGCTGTGTAAAGGTGATAAGATTAATGCGTTAGGGTTGTTGCTTCTAATCTCTTTTGCTAAAAAGTCAACTCTCAACCTGTTAGCTTTTGGATCATCAGCAAAAGGATGTGATAAGAATATTAACTCATAGTTTCTAAATTGATTAATTTTTCTTTGTTCATCCATTTCACACCAACTGGTTTCTTCAAACCATTGTTTGGTGCTATGTCCGCCGCTTTGCAACTCTGGAAGTGACAAAATCTCGGTAACATCTAAAGTATCGCAGTTACATTGTGCATGGTTATTGCATTGTTCACACATTTCATCATCCCCTTTTCAAATCTTTAGTTGTCCAGTGTTTGCAAGAAACCATTCTATATACTGTGGCTTCTGCAAATCCATATTTTTCACCTAAACTTTTATAAGATAAATCTGTTTCAAAATATTCTTTAATAATTTTTATTGATAGCTTTTTATTTCCTTTTGAGTTAGGATTATTTTCTCCGTATTTACCATACATTGGATTCTTCTCACCCGCCATTGAAATACCATACATTGGATTGTTTTCTCCAGAAACATCAGCATGATTTATTTTCATCTTTTCTCTAGTTTCCTTCGAATGTTGCATGCCATAAAACGGATTATCTTCACCTCTTAAAACATTGCCACCCGGTGTTAGGTTATAACCATTTCCTTTATAAGTATTAAAATGCTTTATCCAATATATTTCCCTTTCGTCTAATTTATCAACTTTTATGTTATCCTCTAATATTTTCATATTAAAATTTTCAATACCATGTTTATTGTAGCTGCTCTGTAAATGGTTATTATGATGATCTCCATTATTTAAATGTAGTAAATGTAATCTTTTTCTTTTTCTAAATTTAACTGTTTGGCCAATATACTTTTTATTGTTAATTTTATTTTCTATTACATATATGCATCCTTTTTTCATATTATCTACTCCTTAAATAGATTTCCTTGAAAAATATAAGCAGGAAGCAGCAAGGATACTGTGTTCGCCCCGTCGGGCTATCCTGCTATATAAAATTTACACCATAGCTCTAGCTAATCTGTGTTCGCCTTCGAGAACAATGTAAGGATATGTTGTGCTTGATGGTGAATAACCTCGTTTTTCTCCATAGCCCCCAAAATTGAGGAAAGCATTAGTGTTAATAAATAGTCTGTCCTTTTTTGTTGACTTCTTATTCCTGTAATCAGATAAGAAATAACTTTTTCTAAATGCGGCTGGTACATGAGTGTGTGAATGAATATAAATGTCAGCATCAGTTGTTTCTGCCATTCTTGCTACATAATTCATCTTACCACCTGTGCTTCTCGCACCTCCGTTGCCATGCTTACCATATATAGCATAGCAAGTTTTTCTGCTATCTCTACCTTGGTTTTTACCAAAACTAACAAATAACTTATAAGCTGGATCAGCGTATAAATCCTCTATCCATAATTGCATTGCTACAAACTTCATTATTGAGATTCCACTTTCTCGATAAGTTCTATTTTCATGGTTTCCATCGATAATAACTAGTATCTTATCTTTAACTGGCTTTAACAGCTCAACTGTCTTTTCAATAGCTTCCTCTGGCGAAAGTGTTTCTGAATATATATCAGACTTGCTGTGCTTAATTGCATTGTTAATTATATCTCCATTAACTATTAAATATCTATTATCTTGTGCAGCTACTTCTTCAAAAAATTCTTCCCTCTTTTTCTTAGCATGTTGAGCATCTCCTAAATGTAAATCAGATAACACATATAACCTTATCTGGTTAAAATGTGAAGGTAATTCGTGTGTTATATCCTTCATCTATTTCCCCCTCTCTAAATCTCTAGTTGACCAATGCTTAAGACATATTACATTCCCAATCGTCGTTTTGCCTACATTATACTTTTTAGCTAGTTCTTTTAAAGTTATATTTGTTTCTTTGTATTCTTTGATAATTTTTAAACTTTTCTTTTTATTTAGTTTTGATTTGATATGATTTGATCCTTTCATTCTATTATCTTTTTTATTATATTTTTTAGATTTTGTTGACCAATGTTTGCAATTTATAATTTTATTTATAGTGTATAATGATATTTTATATTTTTTAGCAAAATATTTTTGAAATTTATCGCTGTTGTGATATTCTTTATATATTTTGTTGCCTACTTCTTTTGTTATGTTTTTATTTAAACTTTTACTTATTTTGGATTTAGTCTTTTTAGATACATCATGTCCAGTTTTGCCTTTACTTATATTTATTTTGTGTTTCTCAGAAAGTTTTATTCCTTTTCTTGCTTCACTCAATTTTTTTCTAAACTCATCTGGATGCTTAAACCCAGTTAATGCTTCACTTATTTTACTTTTGGTTTCTTTTGAACATTTATGCCCTTGTAATGATTTGCTTATTTTGTTTTTAGTTTCTTCAGGGAAAGAATATCCATTTAGGCCCTCCCCACCTTCTGTAAGGTTATACCCTTTGCCATTAAAGGTATTATAAAATTTAATCCAATAAATTTCTTTATCTGACAATTCTTTTTGATCGATGTTTCTTTCTATTATTTTAAAATTAAATTCTTTTTTTCCATACTTGTTCCAACTATTTTGTAAGTGTATATTGTGGTGTTTGTTTTTGTTTAATAACTTTTGATGTGTTTTCCATCTTTGCGGTGGATTGGTTGTCATTCCAATGTATTTCTTTCCATTAACTTTATTTTCAATACAATAAATTACACCTGTTTTCAATTTGATTACCTCCTGCATAAGGTAGAGGAAGATGATGCAGCACCTTCCTCATAGTATTTTATTAAAATTAATATAAGTAGGGGCAACCAGTTTGTTACCCCTACTGAAAGGGGGATAAAATGTTTAACTATTTACATAGCTATTCACTCTATACCTTTATTATACAGTATAAACTGTAATTTTGCAAGTTAAACCTATCATGCGTCTATCATATCAAATAAAACATTCAATTTATCAAAAGCAGATGCTTTACTCCTATAAAAACTAGCTTCTTTTTTATCCCATTCCTCCATTTCGATTATTTCATTATCTGGTACACTACCTGGTGTCCACTTCCTCAAATAAGGTTCTAACTCTAAATTATACAACTGTGTGATAATAAACAACTCATCATCGTTTAAAGTTATTAACATCTTATCAACAGTATCCACAAAGTTTTTCTTCTGCTGCAAGTTGACTTCTTTATCTTTGAAAATATCATCAAACTTTTCATAAATTGTAATGTAATCGCAATAGTTGATATATTGCTTTAATACTTTATCGACTAATTCCTTATCCATCATTTTCACCTTCAATTATTTCAAAATCATCTATATAGTATATTAATGGGTATTCTTTAGTTTCAAATCTCAATAATGTTAATGGTCTTTTTTTAGAAAAAGTCACAATCTCTCCCCTTGATATAAATTTATATTTATTTTTTAAACATTTTAATTTGTCACCATGTTTTAAGCTATCTAATTTTAATATTAAATCAGGTCTATTTCTCACTTCTCTCACCTTCAAGCACTTCCATCACTTCTTCTGCCAACCAAGTTCTAACAAATCCACTTTGTTTGTTTTTACCAAAGAAAACTTCACCTTCAAATTTACAATTAGCAACACACAAAACTTCAACTAATGCTCCATTTTCATCTATAAATGTATCACCTTTTTTAATTTTTCTCATCATAATCCCTTCTTCCACATTTTTTCGCACAACTTTATGTTCTCTATCGGTTCAAGTCTATCCTCACATCCTTCACACTCTAAACTATCAACTCTATCATCTTTCACATTGCACCACTCCACTTGAAATTTGATATAGATATTAGCACACCTTTTGTGGCTTGTAATTGACTTGTGGAAGTGGCACAACCCTTTGTTAGTTGTTAAATCATCACAATTATCAGCTGAGCATTCTGTATAATTATTCATAGATTATTTCATCAATTGCATTTGGTTTTATAATTGTGGTGACACCTTTAAAATTTTCATCTATTCTTTTACAATAATACTCTTTATGTTTATAATAATCATCAATACCAACACAAAGTATTTTGTATTTGGCTGTGCCATATACAACTTTATCTCCAACTTTCAGCTCATCTTTCTTTTTGAGTGGCGATAGCCTGTCTTCTCTAACAACTGCCACTCTATGGTACCCTTTTTTTATAAAGGAAATTCCATATTTAATCCAATCAACATCATCTTTCTTGTCAGCTATACCCCAAATTTCAGCTTTATAATGAGTTCCGTCATAATATCTAAAATCTACAGGTTCACCAACTTCAAATTTATTAGCTGGTTTAGGATTTTTTGATACTGGTCTAAACAAATTCAAATCATACCAATATTCATCATTAGTTTCTTCTAATTTAACATCTTCTCCTCTTAACGCTTTTACAGTGTAAATAGAATTTTTTCTAACATTATTGTGGTTTTCCCAAAACCTTTCAACTTTCATTCCAACCTTACAATTTTCTGGTTTCATTATTTATCCTCCTTAATTTTAATATCAGAAGCTATACCCCAATCAGCTTTCATTTATATCTATTTTAGTTGCACCAATTATTGAATAAACACCAGTTACTAAATATAATATATTTCTAATTATATCGTATTTTATTAATTCACAAAAAGCAACTCCAACTAATGCCACTCCAGCAAAAATTAATAACCAAAAGAATATTAAATTAAATATCCGCTTTTCTTTCATTTAATCTTTCCTCCAATCTATTTATTTTTCCTTCATAATGTTTAGTTATTTCTTCTTCAGCAACTTCGCCGTAGAATTCTACCATTTGTTCAATCATAATTTGCACATCTGCTATTTCTTCATACATAGCATTTGGATTGCCTGTTCTATGCAATTTTGATACAGCTTGTATTAACTCCGCACACTCTTCCATTAACATTATTGATTGAGCGTTAAATCCCCACTTTTGTAATGCTTTATTATATATTTGCTTTCTTTTCATTTTTATCCTCCTTAGCTGCATAAGCTATAATTGAATAACCAGCAATATCTTTGTTAGGATCTTCATCCATCAAATCACCTTTAGGGTTACTAAATATTCTTGCTTGCTTATCTATTACCCTTGCCTGCCTTGCTATAACATCAATCATTTCTTCTGGTATAGTGTATGTTCCATCATTATTGCTGTAATGTTCTAGAAACACCTTTAATATGCGTTCTGTGTTGTTGATGCTATTTCCATACGCTTGGTTTTTCCTATCGACTAAACTTCCTATTTGAATAGCTATTTTTTCATATTTTCCTTCTTGTTGGTTCATTTATTCCCTCCTCCGATAATTTAACATCTATATCTTCCGCTAAACTAATCGCATAATCATGAATAAACATATTACCAGTTTGGTCTGCAATAAAGCTAGAAACTAAAAACATAAACCTTAATTTAAGTATTGTCATTATTATCCCTCCAATGATGCAAACAAGTATAAGCTATTGCTACCGCATCAGCTTCATCCTTCTGCACATCTTCAATACCATACTTGCTGCATACTAAGTTATTAATATCATCTTTGCTTGCTCTGCCATCGCCTGTAAATACTTTTTTAATATGTGCAGGAGCAAATCCTCCTACTTCAACTTTACCATTCATTAGCATAACTGCTCTGTATATGCCAAGAAAATTAGATGTACTTCTCAAAGTTTTTCTATTTGGACCGTATGGTTTCTCAAAACCAAAGTGTGTAAATTCTTTCTCACATAACTCTTCAAAAAAGTTAATCACATTCATATCTCTTTTAGTGCCAGTTCGCTTAAAAGTTTTGTTGCCACTTTCAACTAATTCATCATTTTCAGAAATTATCGCCCAGCCGCAATGATTACTTCTAGTTATGCCCGGATCAATTGCTAATATATTAATATAATCACTCCTTAATTAACTCAAATTTATTCATAATTTTAATAGTATCGTTATTATCTTCTCTTTCCTCTATTATTTTTAAAAAACCTTCACCATCTAGTTTATATATTTCGGTTCCATCTGGGTAAATTTCTTTTTCTATCCTTTCTGCTATATGCTTCAAACTGCTTTGGTCACCTATATCAATAGCTTCTTGTATATTTAGAGCTAAATTAGGATCAACACTTCCTATTGCTAATATTATTTTTTGTTCCTTCTCCTTAATAAATTGTCTTTGCATTTTATAAAAATTTTCATTTATTTCTGATGGATAATCTAACAAATTTGCGGCTGCTTTATTTTTTTCTGCATAAAAATTATTGATTTGTTTCTCTATGCTTGTCATTTTATTCACCCTTTATAATTTGAGAAGCAAGGCAATGTCTAACTGCTAGCCTCACAGTACCTCACTTCTCTGTCGGCTAAAAATCTAATAAAAATTAAATGTCGGTATTTAGTCTAATTAAAAACTATCATTAAAATCATCAAAGTCGTCAATTACTTCATTTGAATCTCGTTGAGTATCTTTAGCAAAATCTAAAAATCTAACATTATCAGCATTCACTTCTGGATTAATATATTTTCTGCCATCACTTTCTGACTTTCTAATTTGCAATTGACCATCAATGCCAACTAATCTTCCTTTTCCTAAATGTTTGGCACAATTTTCGGCAAGTCCTCTCCAAGTTACAATATTAATGAAATCTGTGTCAGTTTCGCCATTCTTTTTAGTATAATTTCTATCAACTGCAATTGTGAAGTTGCAAACTGGTGTGCCTGAATTAGTCATTCTCAATTCTGGATTCCTTGTCAACCTTCCGATTAATACAATTCTATTTAACATCTAATCACCCTTTCCAGTTATTATTTTAATTTCATCCATAACTTCCTCAGCCGTCAAATGTTCAGCCCAAATTTTAGCTTTGATTGATTTGTTGCCTTTTTCATAAGTAAATTCTACATATTCTTTATTATTCATTTTATTCTCCTACCTTACAGGACATAAACCATCTCCTTCACAGCTACTCCCTAAATCTCTCTCATCAACGCTTAGCTTAACTTTATCTTCCTGCTGTAAACTAGCATCACAGTGTAAACAAACACCTCTATGGTTAGATGTTAACTTACCACATTTAGGACATTCTACCATTTCAATTTCTTTGGACATATTTCGCCTCCTTACTAATATTATTTTCATTTTTAGTATATTTGAAAATAACTATAAATCACGCCCCATATTATTTTCCCAAGCTGAGTCTAAAATTTTCTGCATTTCTATTACATCTTTTTTAATTTCAATTAACAATTCCCTTTCTTCTGCACTTGGATGTTTTCCTAATAATTCTTCTATTTTGTATATTGTATCATATTTTTTCGGCAAACTCATATATTTTCCTCCCTCTCCGCTCTCTCATCTACCCACACAAAACACATTTCATGCATACCGTCAATTTCTTTTTCATCAGGCTTGATTTCTTGCTTACACTTTTTGCATATTTTCATAGTTTCCTCCTTTTCTATTTAATTTTATATTTATCTAAAAAATCAAATATTATAAAACCAGCTTGAATTATAAAAACTATTGCATATATTGAAGTTATTGTCATAATTCCGCCAAATAATAAATCGAACGCCCACTCGTCTAACTTATGTGCATACTTGTTAAAAAATATCCATAAAACAATTAAGCTAATAGTTAGTGAAATCATATTATAACCCCTTTCTAATTTTAAGCAACCATTCAGCAGGTTTGTCAGTTAACTTTTCCATTGCTTCAAAAAACTTGATTACAAAATTAGGCAGCTTTTTAGGATATCGCTTGCTGGTGATAGCTTGGTATTGGTCGGGATAGTCAGTTTTTAATTCTTCTTCAATGGAAACTTTCAACACTTTCATCACCTCCTAATTATATTATATAGCACATATTCCAATAAGTCAAGCTATTTTAACAATTATTTTCTCAATATTTCTATTTTATCCTTCATTCCCATATCCAGCTCATAACCATCCTCCCAACGAACAATATCTTTGTAGAAATACATCTTGCAGACACCTGTCCCCGATGTTCTTCCTTTCTCCTGTATCATCTCGCCTAATACTCTATTCCCTCTAGTTTTGTTCTGTTTTTCAATAGACTTTTCTTCTAAATAATCCGGTCTGTGCAACAACCATATTTCATCAGCTGTTTCCTCAATTTCACCGCCACCTCTCATATCGCTCATTTGTGGTCGCTTGCCTTCTTTGTGATTACTTCTTGTCAACTGCGAAACTAGAATAATCGGCACATTAAGCTGTAATGCAAGACTTCTAAGGCTTCGACATATACCACCTATTTCTCGCACCATATTAGCTCTCTTGTCATATCCTATATTTTGCAGATAATCTACAACTATCACATCGAGTTGGCCCATATCCTTGTTAATTTTTCTGCAAACAGCTGCGATGTCATCAACATTCATATTTCTTTTTTCGCTGATGAATAAGTTTTTCTCATACTTATCTAATATATTATAAGCATTAGCAATAGCATTTTGTTGAACCTCTGATAACTTTTGAGCCTTGTCATAATCATTAGCAGGCACACAACTTTCGCTAACTATTAAGCGATCAACCACTTCTTTTGCGTCCATTTCAAGCGATATCATAGCTGCTTTGCCACCATTGAATAATATATTTCTCATCACCTTAATCGCAAAAGCTGTCTTACCTACCGACGAGTTAGCTCCTAATACCGTAAGGTGTTTTCGCTTAAGTCCGCCCCACTTGTTGTCTATCTGATATAACCCAGTCTTAACGCTATCATCACCTTCACCCTCTAAACGTTCCACATAGTTACCATATGCCTTGATTAGAGCATCGCCAAGTAGGTAGTTAGTTTCATCATTATCTAGTTCTGAAGTAACTTTGAATATTAACTCTTGAGCCTTGTGTAGCATTTCTTCTGTTGATATATCATTATCTTTAGTTAATTTGTGTATTTTTTTAATTTTTTCAATTAAATTTCTTTTAGCATAATTTTTGTATAACAATTCAATACTGTCATCAAACTCGTGAAATAAGTCTTTTTCTGGCAGTTCGTCTGCGGTCATTCCTACATCACTAGTTACTAACTTAACTATCGATAAGTTTTCATTATTATTTCTCTGCTTAACTATCCAATTATACACTTCCTTCATTTTGCTGTCAGTAAAATAATTCTTGTTACATTTCTCTATCAAATCATCAGCTAACTCTGGATCGGCTAATGTTGCAGCTATCACATTTTTTTCTAACTCAATTTGGTTCAAACTTATTCCCCCTCATAATATTCGCACTCATCTAGATTATAATCAAATCTGCATCTACCTACACTACATATTCTACAAAATTCATCTCTAACATTTTTAGGTTCTTCACCGGTGAATTTTGACCTGTATTCTGTAAAAGATCCAAACTCTTTTTTGAAAAAATATAGTGATGGATATTCTATCATTTTTTCTTTAGCAAAATCAACTATACCTTTATAATCTAATATCCCATTTTTAATACACTTTAAAGTTACATAATTTATCTCATCAATATCAAATTTATCATGAAAATTGGTTGATTGTTTTTTAAGTTTATCTTCTCCAAAAACTTCAATTATCATATTATTCCAACTATCATATACTTTGTAGATAGTATGCAGGCTTGGATATTTATCATTATGTGCTGAAAAATCTTGAAATTTTACACTTGAAAAACTATTCATTTCCTTTTTAGCTTTTATAATGACTTTTGGAATATTATCCTTATTCCATTGCAAGTTATCACCTCCTTTCTAAGTATAGCATAAATTATTTATTTTGTCTAATTGTAAATTCTAATGCTTCTTTAGCGATTAAGTTATAATTATCAGTTATAAATTTATCAATAACTTCTTCATCAACGCCACAATCTTTCAACTTATTAGCCGTTCTTATAATATCTAATTTATAATCATCCCACCACTTATAAAACTCAACATGTACTTCTGGTAATTCCATTTTTATATCCCCCTTTAATTTTCAACTGGATTAATAACTTTATCATTATCAATAATAAATGGCTCACCCTGCTTATAATTGCTATATGTGCCGTGTATTACAAAACCCGCCATATAATTAGCGCCTTTACTTGCATCACTCTGACATATCTTTTTAGCTTCCTCAAGTGATATATTCTCATTACATAATCGCTTTGAACCTCTAGCCCCACGTTTGCTGAAAATGAATACATCATAAGTCTGCTGGTTAAGATATTTATTAATTATTTGTTTGCCAAAATTGCCTCTGACATTTGCAATATCTATCTCATCATCAATATTAATATAATTATTATCAATTGCCCACTTAATCAAAAATCTATCTGGGTCATTATAAGTTTCAGCTTCCTCTAAATAAGTTTCAACTTTAACTTTTGCTAACATTTAATCACTCTTTTCCTCAAATTTAATCCAATTAGCATATTTATTTTCAATGTAACCTACATTTGTTTCATTTAATATTTCACCTTCATCATTAATTTGCTGCAAAACTATGTGTTTGAGAGTGGCTGATGGAGTTTCATGATTTTTAAGTTTTAATTTAAATTTCATACTATATCAACTCTTTTTTAATTCTATTTTCAATAATTTTTTCTGCTTCTGCAAATGATAATTCGTTCATCGATAATTTTATTTTGCCTTTAATTTTTCCATAGTTCCCTAATGCAATATATTCTACATTATACTCGTTAACCATCAAATCATACTTTTCAACAGAGCTAACATCAATTATGTCAGCTTCTACACTTTTAATTAATACTTTCATTTTATTCCTCCCTCAAATCTGCATAATAGTCTATTTCTTCTTCGGGCTGGTTAAGTGTGTAACCTTTATCTTCTTTCATTCTAGTTTCCAACTTAACTGCCTGTTTCCGCAACTTACTTGCTGATAATATATTCTTATACCAAAACTCATCCTGCTGACACCAATCAATTATCTCCTTAATCTTATCCCAACTATATCCACTATCCCCACCAACTGTGCCTAGTCTATGCAGTCTATCCATTGCTAATGACCATTCTTCCATAGCTTTAGGTGAATCTTTAGGAGTGGGCTGGTTAGGTATGTTAGACTTAATTTTCTTTTTGAGATACATTGCTAACTGATAAGGTTTGCTGTTTTTATCAAACTTAACTTTGTCGTTCTGACTTTTAGAGTCGGAACAAGAAGTATTACTTTGTTCATTAGTTCTTTGTTCAATGTGTTCTTTATTTATATCCCCTTTTTCCACATCTGGATTATCCACACTTGGTTTTTCTAAGTCTGGATTTTCTAACTGTGGAGTTTCATAAACTTCATACTCATGAACAAACTTTCCTTCGTTATTTTTATACTTTCTGTAAACTACATAACCAGCTTCTTTTAATTCTTTAATACCACTTCTAAGAGATGTAATACCATCACTAGCGTGTCTTTTAATCTCACTAGTCTTAACCTCCCAATCTGGTGGCAAAGACAACAGATAGACAAGTATTCCTCTAGCTTTCCAGCTTAAATTATCATCTTGTAAAGTATTATTATCTAATACTGTAAAGTTATCATCTTTTTTGTTTCGATATACAGCCACTTTATCACTCCTTAACTAAATAGTTTACCAAAGAATCCTTTTTCTTCTTCATCCTCTACATTTTTATCAATGTTTTCATTCATAACATCAACTAAGTTTTCTAAATCGGTTATTCTATCAGAGAAAAACTCAAACTTCATTTCTGCTTTATTGTGATATTTTTCTAATTCTTCAACTTTATTATTTAATTCTCTAATTTTAGCTGATTGAGATTTAATAGTTTCTCTCAATTCTAAAACCTTGTCTTTTCGATGTTTGTCAATTGATTCTTGTTGTTTTTCAATACTAAAATTTAATTCTTTTTCTACTCCATTTGTTTCTTCTTTAAATTTATGATATTTTTTAGGCATAAAATCTATGAAATCATTATAATATTTTTTATAAAGAATATTCATTGGGCTTCCACTTTCTTGTATTTTTTTACCTGTTTTATCTTTATTTTTTCTTTTAAATTCAGAAAGTAAATTAGAAGCATATCCAAACTTTATATTAATTTTTTCTGAAATATCTCTTGCTGAATAGTAATTTTTACTTTTATCTTTTCGTTTATTTTTTTGCTTTTCTTTAGCATTAGAATTAAAAACCTTTATATTTTCGACATCCCCTTTAAAAAAGCGAAGAATACCATTAATTTTCTTGCTTTTTATTTTTCCTTCTCTACGTTTGTTGTAAATTGTAGAAGAAGAACAATTTGCTATTTTAGCTGCTTTTTCTACTGTTATCCATTCTTCTTTATCTTTGATATCATCAACTTTAACATCAAATAATTGTGCCAATGTTTCAATAACACTGTCATCTAACTCCATTTTGTCATTCTCCACCTTGTACAACCTCTGCACATCTTCAGTCCTGCTATTGCCACCTAATCTGATCATCTGACATAAATCCTCGCGTGTCAAATCATTCTTTTCTCTCAAATACTTAATAGTTTTACCAGTAGTTTCTTTTAACATTTTATACCCCTCCATTTGATTTGTTAATATTATAATAACATATTATCTAATTTGTTGCAAGTGTTTCTCAAAACTTTTTTAGCTTCCTTATAATCTTTTCTTCCTTGCTTGTACCCAACTTGTGAGATATATGCTTCTTCCAACTCATCACCATACTCAAAATAATTGTCTAGCATATTTTTCTGCCTCTCATTTAAGTTATCTAATAGCCTCTTAATAGCCTTTTTAGCTTTCAGTAGGTGTTTATACCTTCGTTCAGCGTGAAGCCTTAAATCGGCTATTTGAATAGCTCTAGCACCCACTCCATCATAAGTAGTATTCTGTTGCACATAAACTTTGTCATAATCTATACCTTTCATCATGTCGTAATCTTCATCAGTATATTTTTCTTTCCACTTATATCTGTAATCAGCAATAACTCTGTCTAATTGATTAGAGTAATATAATTTTAATATTTTTTCTGGATAAAATTCATCAACTACATTCATGGCTGCACCACCCTTATCTGCTCATAATAATCATAAAATTTAGATTCTATTTCCTCTATTCTGTGTTGATCGTCAACTACACACTTTACAAATTTTCGTGGTTTCTTAAGTAAATCGCAAGTTTGCTGGATAGAAAGGTGAGCCATTAACTCACCTCCTTATTTAACTTTTTAATTAATTCTTCAATTTGTGATTTGTCTGTTGATGCTATATGTTTCATACCTTTATAGCCTTCCTGCTTAAGCATTTTCTTAACCTTATCAGCATCATCACTTTCTAACCACTCATTAATAATTGCTATCTGCTTCTTAGTAGCTGTTTTAACCTGCTTATTACTTCGGGATGAGTTATTATTGGCACTTTTCCGACTATCTCTGCTGTTACTTCCATCTACATCTTCTTCACTTGCTAATCCTGTTGCAGCTGCTAATGAATAACGCCTGGCATATGTTATACTACTGCCTGCTCCTTGTACATCGCTCATAGACTTTCCAGTATCTTTAGGAAGTCCTACTGGCCCAAACGATAACCATTGTCCACTCTCATGAAAAATGTTAGTTGTAACAAGTATGTTACCTCTTTCATCATAGCCAACCTCTTGGTTGAATGATAAACCTTTACCACTCATAGCTTCCTTAACTACATCGACAACACTATCTAACTTTGCATATTTGTAGCCATAACCTTTGGTGTCTTTGACTGGATTGACAACTTCCTGCTGAAATTCCATAAACGCTTTCATAACCTCGTTAACTTCATTGCTCATTTTCATATTAATTATCCCCTTTCAATTTCATATTAATTGATGTTCTTAGATGATACCTCAATAACTCATCTTCCTCTAACAATAAATAAATTAAATTTTCAACTTGTTGCTCATTCATTCCATAATCATAGGCTAATTCTGATAGGATTAATTGCTTGTTATTCATCGCAAATCATCCATCTTTAATTTTCTAGGCTCTAAATCATTAAATAAAAATTCTAATCCATTAACTGTACACAAGCTATCCCATATTATTGCTTCTGCTACTTCTTCACATATGTGGTACCTTTGCATCAATGCATCAATAACTGCTTCCTTATTACCGGCTTTATCAGCAATTTCTAGTTCAAACTTTTCTACACCTTTCATTTTATCTCCTCCTATAAACCATTATATCAGCTTACTTAACACTTGTCAAGATTTCCTTTTTAACTTCTTCTTCAACTCATAAACTTCACGCAGATGTTTAAATAACTCAAATTCAGTTTCTAAATTATTCTGCTTTCTAACCTCAAATCCTTCATCATCTGTTCTGCCTATTCTTAAGATCATAACCTGTTCAACAATATATTTATTTTCTTCTAATAAGTTTTTATAAGCTGCCAACTGTATGAAGTGAGTGTCATAAATAGCTTTAGAAGTCTTCAAATCAATTAGTGTGTACTTTCCATTAAGTTTAGCATACAAGTCAATTGTGCCACCATATTTGTGCTTATCAGAGGACATTCCTTTTTCAACAAGTAAAGGCTGTAAATCATTGTCATCTGCCCAATCCCAAAACTTAATTAGAGCATTTTCAGCTGCATTAATTTCTTCATTACTGAAAGGTTCTAAATCAGGTTCTCCACCTTTGAGCTCACACTCTACCATATAGTGAGCAAGTGTTCCAATTTGTGCTGTTTTATCCACGTATTTTTCTACGTCAATCCCCTTCATTCCCATTTGCCAGTACCACTTTTTCAAGCCATAACCTTTATCCATTACGCCAAGAATAGTTGTAGTTCCCGGTACTCTTTTGCCATCTGCATAATACCTAGTATGTGCTTTAAGATTTTTATATTTTTCCATTAATATCACCCTTCACTTTTTTGAAATTATAAGAATTATATTTGCCTTCAATTCCCGCAAATTCTAAATAAATATTTTCCCCATTATAATAAATATTTTCAATTTGTAATATATCACCCATATTAATATTATCAAAGATATTAACCATTACTTTTACATAATCTCCAGGCCTAATTTTATCTTTTTCCATCTTTTAACCTCCTATTATTTATATAACAAATAACTTTTAGTTACGTGATTAGCTGTAATTTTTATATCTTCGTGATATTTATCAAGATAACTTATTAAATTATTGTATTCTTCGTTAGTTTTAGCATTAACCATTATTTGATTGTTTAATTCTGTAAAATCATACTTATATTTATTCAGCCACTTTTTTATATTTTCCATCTTTCGCCCTCCTCTTGTTATTCTTATCAAATTGATATATGCTACCATCTGGAAACCTAATTTGTGCTATTTTCATTTATCTGCACCTCCTCAATTTTTAATCCGGTCCACTCGTCTGGCAAATAATTTTTAGCTATCTCAAATGGATTTTCATTAGTTTGGAAATAAAACACTTCCTGCTTAAAGCTACTTGTGTATATTGCCCTGTAAAGCTTTCTATTAGCCTTGTATTCAGTTTTAAATTGTTCAGTAGCTTCTTGTACCTTTAAGTTAACTTGTGCCTCTATTTGTGCGTTTATATTAGTCTGCAACTTGTTGTATAATTCTACACCTGTGCCAATTGATAATCCCATCATTAAAAATATTAGTAATAAACTAATCAGATTTCTTTTCATTTTTATTCTCCTTTAAGCTATCTTTCCATGCTTTCCATTGACGCCACATTTCATAGTCTTTCTTTTGTTGTTTCAATTCTTTTTCATGCAACCAGTCTAAATTGCTATGTGGTATCATATTAACCTCCTAATGCTATTATAATTAATGATAGTGTTATCCATATCCCAACAACTGTTAATCCTGCCACAAATAATAGTTTGATATTTAACAATTCTTTTAGCATTTAATCACCACCTTATAGTAAATTGTGCAAACATTCCACCCAAAATTGTTGCTAATACATCTTTCAATTCCACTGTACCATTAGTTTGGCTATCATATATTTCTTTGCTAATCCCAACTACTATAACTGTTATCATCGGCTTTTCAAATTCTATCAAATCGGCTATTGAATAAGTTATAGCCCCTGCGGCAAAGTGTTGATTTTTGTCTTTCTCAAAAGCTAACGTGGGGGTTGTGACCATAATCAATATTAGTGTAATAACTATTATTTTTTTCATCAATACATTTCCTTTACATATTCCAATATGGCATCAAACTCATCATCTACATCTAATATTTGATGCATAGTTTCCTGAAAATCGCAAAACTTTCTTAGATGATACTTGCCAAACTGGTCTTCTTGTAGCTTCACAACTCTTTCATGGCCATCCCAATTTGTAGTTTGCTTTCTAATTTCTCTCATTTTATTTCCTCCTTTTTATAATGATTTTATTTTATTATAGAAATATTCATCATCTTCATCAAATTTGTCAATCGTGCCATTATCTATTTCATCATCTATCAATTGATTAAATTTATTGGAATCTATTATTAGAAATTCAATTTCATTTTCTCTGCCAGCTTCTACAAATAATTCATATCTGTGATTGCCATCTAATATCCAACCATCTTCATCTATAATTACTGGATAATTGCTATTAAAACCTTGTTCTAATATTTCTTGTGATGCTTTGTAATCACTATTCATGTTAGGATCTAATTTAATTTCAACATCTAATTCTTTAAGTTTCATTTTTGTTCCCCTTCCCTTATCTTCTAATACAATTATAACAGTTTTTTAATACTTTGTCAAGACTTTTTAAGAAATAATTTAAATTTATTTTTTGTTTCCCCTCTCATTACCTTGTAATACCATTATACATGATAAATTAGTGTTTGTCAAGTAAATATGTAAATAAAAATAAAAATCCCTACCAGCTATTAACCAGTAGGGAGGAGGGATAACTATTTATTTTTGTACATTTTTGCTTTGCAGTTCTTTTCCTAATTGTTCTAATATTGTTCCGATCACAGGCTCAAACTCTTCACCTGGTATCTGTTTCTTAACTTCATCAGCAATTCTTGTCCACAATTTGTCATCAATGTCTGTTTCCTCAATAATAGTCTTAATCACCTGTAAAATAATCTCATTCATAAAATTTTCATCTCCTTTTTTAAATATGCTTATTATTAAATTTGTCAACCACATCGGAATTTCATCCCTGTTCAACTCATCACCATATTTGTCCAACATCTCATTAGCCTTTGCAATATTTTCATCAATTGTGGGCTGTTCTGGGGTTAGGTCATCACCTCTGCTTATAGACAGCCCATTCATTTTCCCAACTTTTTCACAGCATCACCACCGATAATTACCACCGCCAGCATTTCAAAAGTTTCAACAGGAATAACATTAAATATTAATAATATGGTTATATAAATTAAAAATGTTAATGCTTCCTGTATTTTATTACTTTCAAAAAATGATAACCAATCATTGAAATGTTTTTTAATCCATTTCATGTTCTATTATCCCAATCTGCCTGCCTGTGCCTCACATCAAGATGAATAAACGTGTTATATAACCCAACGCCTGTAAAACCTATTTGCCTTGCTATACGCTTAATTTCCTCAATTTGGAGCGGTATAGTATGCAATGATATGTCAGCTGCTTTACCATATAGATGTTGACTGTTATCAGCACCTCCTACTTGCTTATTTCTTTCTGGACAACGATAAGCTGAATTAATCACAAGTGGTACGTTCAACCTATCTCGCAACAATTGCAACTTTTCAACTAACTCATCATCAACTCTAACGTGTCTGTGATTAGGATGAGTGCACTCAAATTCACTCAAATTAAAGTTTTTGCTTATTTGAAAATTATTAATTGACACTTAATCACCCTCTTTCATCTTCAATTATTTTTTCCAAGTTATCAATTCTATCATGTGCTTTAGCTGAATTATTTTCTACATTATACATTCTTTCTATTAGTTTGTTGTGCTTATCCTGCTTGTCTTCAATATAGCTTAGTTTTGTCCATACTATTCCTGCAAAAAATGCTAATGTTACTAGATTAACTCCTATCTGTAACCAAAATTCTGTTGAGAAGTTCAAATTTATCACCTTTCCACTACGATTTTATATTTATCTTAAAACCCAAACTTTATAATAAACAGTTATATTTGATGATGTTTTATTTATTATAGACAAAAAATCAGGCCGGCCAGAATCTCCTTTAGTTATTGTGGTACTTACTACAGCACTACCTACATAACTTTGATCAACAACCTCCGAATTAGAATAAACACTTTTTAAATATTTATAATGATTTTGAGAAGGTAATAAATCTATAATTAACGTGCCATCTGCGTTAACAACGCCAGATGAATTAACAACAACTTCTAAACTTTCATTCTGTAATGCATCAGAATTTGAAGCATGGGATACTATTGTAGCACCATTTTCAATATTTGTTATTCTGCCATCAACACTTGCTGTACCACCTTGTATTGTTCTCAAATCATTCTCATTAGTATCAATCTGCCCATCCATTTTGTCTAAATTTGTTGCGTTAACAGGAGTTGATTCTGTCCAACCAATTGGAGTGTATGCCATTATACCACCTCAAATTCGCTTTTTAATGTTTGATACATTGCTCGTCTAATTTTAACCTCATCTGGAAAATTAAATTTCCACTTAACTTCGGCATTCTCAAAAACTATTTCTGTGCCTGCATCAACCTCCATTAGTATCATTGGGGTTGTACCAGTTGTTGCGTCAGCATTGTATTCTGTTACATATTGACTAACCTCTGTACCATCAATTGTTATACTTCTTGTTGCTCCACCATCTTGTATTCTAACAGTTGCCATTTAATCACCTTCCTTTAATATGCCCAACTATAATCATTACGTGTAATCTGCAACGCTTCAGTTTCCTTTTTGATTAAATCATACGGCTGTTTGTTAATTAATACACCTGTACCTACCTGTTCTGTTGCCCTGAATCCACCTATCCAGCCAAAATGTGTTATAGTTTGATTAGCAGAATTAGGGCCAAGATAAGTTAGTGTATTAACTCTATTAGCTGTGTTAACATCCTGTTGTGTCCTCTCTTGCCTACCCAGTTCTGTATCGCCGTTAAACCAAGCTATGTGTGTTACCCTATGCTGTGGCTCAAAGTTAGGCGTATATGTGCCGTCTGCCTGCCATGTGCCATCTGCTTTAAGTTGCCTAAATATATTAGGATTTTCAGCATAAGTCCAAGTCTTGCTAAAATCAATAGGAATAATTAATATTTCAGTTCCACCTATTCCTTCGCTGACTACTAATTCAGCACGCTTAGTTAATTCCATGAAGAATTCTTCCCAAGTTTTGTGCTTAGGTCCTTTGACAGCTTCAATGTCATAGAATATTTGACCATTCTCATCAAAAGTATTGGTGCGTGTTATTAGTAGTTTTTCACCTTGATTAATTCCCATATTAGTGAGATTATTAACTGTGATAAGTTGCCCAGCTTTGAGTCCACTTCTTCTAGTCTGAAATTTAAGTCGCTTGCTGTCGACTCCATATTTTTCAATTCTACTGTTACCTATTTCAATTGCAGCTTCTCTACCTTCAACATTCCCAACTGTTATAGCGTCCTCAACTATTCCAGATGTGCCATCAATGTCAGCTTGTTTGCTTATCAGATTAGGGTCATAAGTTTGTGCTACAATCTTAAACTGCCCAATAAATGTACATCTAACTCTATCATTGCTGGTTAATCTACTTTCAGCGTTATCGTGTGTGATAATATCAGACTCTTTCTCCCAATACCATTGGAAACCATCATCAACACCTTTTCTACCAACAGTTTGAGTCTGCCAAGCACCACCATTAATTGATATTTCAATAGTCGGCTCCTCTGCTATTGGAAAACTAACAGGGAAAGCTTTTTTATCACCATCTCCACGCTCAACATCAACCTGCTCCTCTGTGATACCAATTGGGCCTTTGACAAGTTGTTGATTGCGATAGAGTGGATTGCCCGTCTTAGTTGTAGGAAGTCCTCGTATATACTGTGGCTCTAACTCCCAGTCAGCAGGCTCACTATCACGGCTTTTGAAATGCAACACTTTATCAGAGTCTATTTTCCACCAAAAGTTCATCTTATCTGCTACAGATGAAATTAATTGTTCTGTTGGCACAAAGTTAGCTCTAGTTTCAAGTATTTCTGTGCCATCTTCTATTGATTGATTGCCAGTTAACACTTCAATATTAGCTTCATCAAAAGTAGGTGTTATACTTGTGTCTGATGTGTTAAGTGTAGTTTTATATTTCAATTCTACATTAGTTAAATCATTCGGTAAATTAGGAATAGGTTGCCCATTTGTTGCTGTATCCCAAGTTACACCATCATCTGTGCTAGTTTCAACTGTGATAGAAGTGTTAGTTGGTGCGGTTTCCTGCCAACTTATTGTGCTACCACCATCTTCAACGGCAGGTGATAAGTCAAAAGGCTTACTTATGCGATAACCAGTTGTTTCGTAAGCTGATACTACCTCTACTTCTAAACTCTCTAATCTAGGTGTGACAGTTGTATCAGTAGTTGACAGCACCTGTCTCACATCAAGAATAGTTGGATTAGCAGGCAAATTAGGTATTGAGCCACCATTAGTTGCCGTCTGCCAAGTTGAGCCACCGTCAACAGAGGTTTCTATTGTGATAGTTTGAGAGTTAAGAGTTTCCTGCCAGCTTATACTGCTACTTTCAACATTCCCTACTGCTGATAAGTCAATTTGTGGTGATTGGCGTGTGCCTGTTGTTAAATATCTAGTAGTGTCAACAGTCCAAGTTGCACCATTAATTGTTCCATCGTTATTTCCTGCACTATCTGTTAGAGTTGTGCCAGAGCCTTCGTTCATTTTATAGTAATGAAGAAGCCCGGTTTCGTTGCCTATTAATTCTTTGTTTATGCTATTATTTATTTCGGTATTTGTTCTTGCGATACCCCAACATCTTGCTTCGTCAAGCAACCCATCCCAATTTGCATGCGAAGAACTTTCGTCATAACCAAAATAAAACTTATCATTTGATGCTATTACAGGATTTCCATAAGTTGAAACTCTAGAAATTTCTGTACCATCAATTAATAAAACAAAATCTGATAAAACAGAGTATTTCACAGCAACATGAATGTCTTGCCCTGTAACTGGAGAGCCAACATAACCTGTGTCAATTAAATTATTAGCACTATCATAAACCAAGCCCCGCCATTTATTAGTGCCAACATCATAATAAAGTAAGAATTGGTTTTGTACTCCGTCCCAACAACCAGCAATGACTTTATCTTCGGAATTAAAAGTATCAGCATTGACTGTTATTTCAAAAGTAAAATCACTTAAACTACTTAACCAATTTGAAATTTCCGCGTTATCATCAACACCATCAAAACTTAATGCATAACCATTCTCCAACTCCAACCCATCATTAACTGCCACTACATCAGTCAGAGTGCCTGTTGAGAAATCTGCTGTTGTAGTTTCAATGTCAGTTACATCAGAGCCGGTTTTATCTAATCTCAAACTATCATTTTCAGCAACTACATTTGATAATGTGCCAGTTGAGAAATCTGCTGTTGTAGTTTCAACAAAATTTAAGTCTTTACTGTAATACACACCTTCATCAACAAGTTTTTGGTCAACTATATCTTTGATTATATCTCCTGCTAATTTATTCCTTGCTGCATAGCTTATTCTTCTCTTATCAGCTAGATAATGCATATCAATACAAACTATATCGTGCATATATGCGTTAGCTTGCCTGCTTGATAAGGGGTACTTATCGCTAGTTTCAAGGAAACCTGCAAATATTTGCTCATCATTATTCTTGTCATCTATTATTGTAACAGGTTGACCTTTTTTGAAAGTATATTCATTTTGTTTGTCTGGGATAGAAAATGAACAGGTGGCACGCATCTCAATAGTGTCCTCTGCTTGAAAAGTGTTAATTTTGATGCTGTAAGTTGTTCCACCTATAATTGCTTTCATTAGAAGCGCGCACCTCCTGTTATTCTAATTGTGTCTACTAAGGGTTGTTTCACGGCTTGTGCGATGGTTTTTCCATCTAAGTTAACACTTATATTAGCTGTGCTGTATCCTCCACCACTAGAGCCTGTGTTTGAGCCTATAGGGGATACTGTTTCGCCTGCTTGCGCTAAGATTAAGCGTTCTTGCCCGATTGGGCCGGGTACTGTACCACCGTTGTGGAAAATACCACCAAAGAAATCACCGATACCTCCTAGAAGTCCGCCTCCACCGCCACCTGTAATGAATCCGAATACTTTTGAGGCAGCCATTTCAGCAAGTTTGTCCATAACTTTATCAATTACGCTAGACCACATATCGTCAAACGCTTTTGTTACACTTTTAGTACCTTTGAAAATTGCCGAGAATGTATTAGCAAATCCATCTTTAATAAAGCTAAACCTTTGATTAAACCTCTCAATAGATTTTTGATTATTTTCTGCTTCTAAAGCGTCTATTTTATTATTATAAAATTGTTCAATAGCCCAAGTCGCAGCGTTCTTTTCTTCTGCTTCAGCGATTGCTTTTTCTTTCTTTTTAATTAACATTTCCATTTCAGTTGCATTTTGTTCAAATAAACGTTGTCCCCACATTTTATTAAATTCTATTCTTTCTTCGTGTTTAGCACGTCTAATTTCAGACTTTCTATTTTGTATTTTAATCCATTTTGCTAATTGTTCAGCATTCATTTCTGATATATAGTCAGCTTGTGCTTGCATAGCTTCTTCAGTTGGTGACATTAAATCAATGCTATTTAAGTTGCCGTTAAATTGTCTGGCAAAAGCTTCTCCACCTTTTTTACCTTGTTCTTCACTTTTTTGCACAAAACCTTCAAATATTGTTCCTGTTTGAGTGAAGTCGCTAGAACCAGTATCGGTAGACTCTTCGCTGTCGCCACCTGTGTCAATTCCGTCTCCTAAATTTTTTTTAACTTTATTTCCTTCGGCATTAATTTCTGAAAATGCTTTAACACCTTTTCTCCTTAATTCATCTAAAGATTGAGAATATTCAGTTGTAGCATTGTTGTTTGTGACAATCGTTTCATATAAAGTTTTGCCAGCATCATAAGTATTCATAAAACCATCAACTGCATTGCTCCCAAAATCAGTAACGCTTTCTTTTAAGTTGCTAAACCCTTTTTCCATATCTAAAGTATTTTTCTTTATTTTGATATTTAATTTATCTTGATCACTTTCCATTTTGTTAATTGCTTCTTCAGAGCTATCTGCAATATTTTTAAACATATCACCGACACCGGGTAAACCTTCTAATCTTCTAGCTTGCGATAAAATTTTATCTATTGCTTTAGCAAAAAATAAACTCATTCCAATTGTGCCTTTACCTATTTGAGCAACCACAATATCTAATGAATCTTTAATTATTCCAAAAGAATCGGCTAATATGATTACTGCATCTACTCCAGCAGTCATATAAGTTTTTAATGCTTGATAAAATATATCTATTGCCTCTTTAGCATAACTTATATTTTCTGTAACAAAATCTAATCTTTCACCTAAACCTTCTATTTTTTCAATTACATTTGGCATATTTTCAACAAGATATTTAACTAACTTATCAAATGTAGGAGATAATTCTTCACCTACTTTCTCTCTAACTACTTCTATCGCAGAGCCTAATCGCTCTTGCCAAGTTGCTGAAGTGTCCATCATTGTGTTAAAAGCGTCATCAGTTGCACCTGCTCTATCCTGCATTTCATCTAAGTTTTCCGCAAATGTTTCAGCACCACTACCAGTTAAGGTTAATGCCGCTTGTCCACCTCTAATATTTTGGAATAAGTTTTGTACTTTAGTATTGCTATCCTCTGCTGCTTGTTCCATTAATACCATAGCTTCTTGCAGGTTTCCGCCATTCTCAATAAACTCTGTAAATGCTACACCCGCTACATCTTTAAATACATCATAAGCGTTAGTACCTTCTTTTGACAACTCGTTCATAGCTTGTCTAAGTTGAGTAGTCGCTTCTGTTGTTGGTACACCTTGAGCAGTCATTGTTGCTAACGCTGCACCTACATCTTCAAAATTAACTCCAACCGCTGCTGCAATTGGTGCTACATCAGATAGACTAGAACCTAATTCATCCATTGTAGTTTTACCAGTTTTTACAGTAGTAAATAATATATCTGATACATCTTCAGCATCGCCCACTTCTTTACCATAAGCATTAATAACAGTTGTTAATCCATCTACTGCTGTGTTTAAATCAGTAACTCCACCTCTAGCAGCTTTTTGTGCTGTTTTAAGAAACTCAAATACATTATCTTCTGGGACACCTGCTGAAATAGCATCATACAAAGCTGGTACTGTTTCGTCAGTAGTTGTACCCATTTCCATTTTGAATTCCTGCATATCGTCTATCATTTTCTCTTTAGCATCACTTGAAGCATTAGGTAACAATGTAAATACTTCTGACATTTGTTTTTCCATGCCAGTAAATTGTTTAATGCCATCTGCTGCAACTGCTG